AACTGGCGATAGCCGTTTTCACCAAGCACCATTTGCAGTTTTGTTTTCGCCGTTGGTGAACTATTGATCTTGGTGAGAATGTTGATTCGGTCGCGTGTATTGCCGACATCATCAATCAACTTGCTTACAAATCCAATCTTGAACATGTCGCGTTCGGTCGGCGACATCTTCGACATAGCCTTGGCGGCTTCTCCGATAGCCATATTCTGATGAACAAATTTCTGCCCAGCATCCATCGCGTCTTCTGCACCGAAGAAATGCGCCGCGCCCGCCCTAGCCGTCTTGTAGTCCGGAACCAATTCGTCAAGGTGCGACTTCAGCGCGCCGTTAAGCATCTGGGCTTCGCGCGAATTGACCTTATCAAGATTGATCTTGACCTCATTCCAAAACTGGAGGCTTGGCAACATGCGGTTGCCGTTTTCATCAACACGAAGCGTCAACTGTCCGCTCTGCTTGTCGATTACAAACGGGCTGCGCGCTCTCTGGAACCCATCCAGCGTCGCTCGGTTCGCCCCCGTCACACCAGCGGCGCGAATGGCGTCCTGAACAACCGGAGCTTGAGCAATCTGTTCAAAACCCTCATCCCACATCGCCTGCGCGTTTGGGTTTTTGAATGCCTTCGCATAGGCGGGCCGATTTTCAATCCTGGCCAAGCCGTGTAATGCATCCCGCAGTGCGGATGTATCCCCGCTAGTGCCTGCGATATTTTGCAGAAACTGAATCGCCCTTTCGCCCTGCCCCTCAAATCGCGCGTCCGCAAATTTCTGAATCGTCTCGCGAGCCTCGGGGGAGACATTGGACGCCCAACGGGCCAGCGCCCGGCCAGCTTCGCCGCCCCTGTCAATATTTGCTACCGGAAGGGCCGCTGCTTGCGCCGCCGCATATTCAGTCGGCGTCAGTTCTTGGGCACCTTTGCCGAGATATTCGACGGCCGTTTTTGCCGCTTGCCGCTCGGGGGCTACCGCACCCGCTATGCGATTGGTTACTGGGCTAATGGCCGCGCCAATACCACGACCGATTGCCTCGGTCCCAGCTACAGCAGCGGGGGCTGCCGCCCCAACAGCGGAGCCAAGCGCAGCGCCGGTCCCCGCGCCAGAAAGCCGCTGCGATGCCGTCTCGCCCTCGCCCGCGCCAGCCGCACCACCTGCGACAGCGCCGATTGCGGCACCGCGCCCGATGCGAGCGGGTAATGTGGCGGCATTCGCTACACCGCCGACAGGCAGAGCCAGCGCGCCGACCACGTTCCCGGCCACCGTCGAATAGGGCCGCTGCTCTTGCGCCAGTTTGTTACCAGCACGTTCGGCTTCGACCGCCTGATTGTAGGCTTCGGTTGCCTGATTGCCACCAGTCAGCGCGTCATAACCCATGCGCGCCGCGCCGACCATCGGAGCAACCAAGTTTGCGCCGGGGATAGCCGACGCCACATTGCGAACCGTCTCGGGGATACCGGACGCCGCCTTTAGGCCGGCAATCTCATCGCTGAAATTGAACGACGCGCCCTGCTGGATACCACGGCCAATCGCCTCGCCCATGCCGACCTGACGCTGCGGCGGCCCCTGCATCTCGGGCTGACTGTCGAACTGGTCGAAGAAATTGGCACCAGACCCCGGACTATACGGCTTGACCGCAACCGAGCCACGCGACTGGGAACTGATTTCCGATGCCATGCGCTGGCCGAACCCAGCGCTTGCCCGGTTCGGTTCTGCGCCGCCCGGCAGGCTTGTCCATGTCTTGCCGAGCGCCCCCGCAATAAAATTCAGCTTCGCCGGGTTGTCCTTCGCGCCCTCAATATCGTTCCACAGGTTGCGGCCATTGGTCCGCTTCGCGTAGTCACGTTCTGCAAGCCACGTCGCCGCTGCGTCCTGCGAGTCCGGCGAGAAGTCGGTAAGGCCGAGCGCATTCCTCGCTTCGTCCCACGTTCCTTGCAAGAATTGATACCGGCCCGCCGCCGAGGAAGTCTTGCCTGCATTCGGGCCAGACTGGATCGGAACATTCTGCCGGGGATGATCGTTTAATTCCTCGAACCGTCCGCCGCCGTACATCGTATTATAGTCGGGCGCCTCGCCAGCCGACATGGAATTGAGAAACGCGCGCTGCGTGGGCGTAACCGTGATCTTCGGTCGCGACGAGGCTTCCGCCGCGTCGAATTGATCGAAGTAGTTCGCCATCTATTGACCCAGAATCCTTGCGGCTGCGCCAGCGCCATACTTCGCGTCAAACTGATCGCGCAGGTTCGGATTTTGCTTGAGCGCGGCGACAGCACCTTGCGGGAACGATCCTTGCTGCTGCATTTGAGGCTGCGCCTGCTGCTGCCCAGACTGGGGCAGTAAGAAATTGCCGGAACGCATATCCGCCGCGAGCTTGTTATTGAAGGCCACGCGCTGCTGCGCAGCCTGCAAGGCATTCTGATAAATCTGCTTGCGAACCTCAGGCGCTTGGCTCGCCGCGCCCTGCACGTCCAAAAGGATTTTGCGTTCACCTTCTGTCGGATTGCCACCAAACGTGGCACGGAGATTTTCAAGCGCCTGGTTCGTCACCGTGTTTGTAAGAATTTCGGTATTGGTCCCGCGCTCAAACCCAAGCTGCGAACCCCAATAACCACGGGTCGAGGCGGCAGGGCCAGAATAGGTCTTGTCATTCAGGTCGAGCGCCTTTTGCAGCGCCGTCATTGCGTTCTGCCCAGCCTGTACGTTCTTGTCGGCCTCCAACACCGCCTTATCGTCAATATTGCCGAGTTGCTTGGCGCGCGCCTCCTTCCATGCCTTAACAGCGGCCCCGCCGAGAGCCGAGATATGTGCGGGGACGCCATCATTGACTGCCGGTGTGAGCCCTTGAACTTGAGGAACTGAAAGCCCGCCCGGCCCCTTGAGTGCGGTAATTTCGTCGCCACCCGGCAACTTGACGTTTTGGAGTTTCGATTCAAACGGCTGCTGCGCCGCAAGTTGTGCGGTCGTCCGCGCACCAACGCCTTCAGGAGATTGAGCTTGGATGCTCGCTTCGACTTGGCGGCGATGCAAATCAAATGCCCGGTCGCTATTGCCAAGATTGGCGAGAGAAAGCCCGCCCTGAATATCGCCAGCCGCCAGCAACGACCGCGCCGCGCTATTGTAATCGATTGGACCGCCGCCCTGCCCAAGATTTGCGAGCGCCATATCCCGCGCGGCTTGAACCCTATTCTCGCGATAGACCTGCGGAAGATCGCCGAGAGAGGCGAAATTAAGCTGCGGAACAGAAAGCTCTGCCATATCGCGTCACCGATACATCGTAACGGGCGTATTGCCCATCATGTATGCGCCGGGCGTTGCTGTGCCGCCAGCCGCCGTTCCGAGGAAGCCAGTACCAAGCCGCGCCAGATTGAGGCCGAGGTTCAGCGCATTCGCGCTGCCCTGCATCTGCGCATTCGCCCCTTGCGTCTGCGCATTGTTCTGGCCCGTCGCTACGCCGCCTGCCAGATTGACGCGGTTCTGCGCGTCGTTCGTGTAGACGCCTGCGATGTTGCCCGCGACACCGGCCTGACCGCTCGTCGCCTGCATCTCGGGATTGATTAGCCCGGCAAGGTTCTGCTGCCAGCCCTTGTATTCGTTGTTGGCTAGGCCGTGAACCGTATTGAGCGTGTCAATGGTGTTGTTACCCGAGGCCAGCATTCCACGCGATGCCGCGCGGCGATCCAAGGCGTCCAGCGATTGATTGACCGCGAAATCGTATCCCGGATTGGTCTGGAATGCGCTCGTTGCCCGCGCATTACCATCCGCACCGTTGACGCCGAGGCTGTCGAGGTAGAGGTCCGTCCCCGCGCCGTATTTCGCCGTCAGCGGCGCATAGTAACCGCCCGCCGTATTCAAAGCATCAATCGCGCCGGTCTTTCCCGCGTCGAGATAGCCCATGCCTTCTGTCTTGAGCGCACCGAGGCGCGCAAGGTTGAGGTCTGTTGCTTCCTTCGCCGGTTTGCCGGTCAGAGCATCAAATAACGACATATTCTCTATCCTAGCCCGGTGCCCAAATGGTCACGCGCTCCTGGTTCGTCCCGCTTGCGGAAATCGTTCGCCCCGTTTCTTCAACGTCTGTTGCATACGACGCGCCTGAGCAGATAACCTGAAATGCGTCTTGCGTTGCGCCGGTCCATGTCGGGGCCGATACTTTATGGGCCAGCGCAATAGCAACCGAGCCCGTTGGCAGATGGTAGGAGCCGTATGCGCCGTCAGCGTATGGCGTATTCGAACTAAGCCCGTACACGCTATAGACGAGCAAACCCAGAGACGCGGCGGTGACCGTTCCGCTTTGGCTGAAATTCGCCGTAACGGTTACGCTCGTTCCCGTAGGAACATGCGCGAGGCCGATTGCCGATGCCCGCCCAATTCCGCTAAACACCCCGCCAACCGAATAAACTGTGGTAAAGGTCGGCGATCCAGTCATGGAAAAACTGGAAAAGTTCAGGGCGGTTGCGGTCCCCGTCGAACTTTGACCGGCGCAAAGGATAATGACGCGCCTGTCGGCAGTCTCTGTCCCGAGGTTTACAGACGCCGAGACGGATAGCGATGAGTTGATCGGGCCAAGGGAAGCCCCGCCGACATAGCTACGGGTGACCCGACCACCAAAGCCGCAGGGGATTTGGTTAAACATTACTGCCGTGGCTGGATTGCATAATCGCAGCCGTTCGAGCCGTTAAAGAAAAAGATGATGTTGAACTTGTTTGTGTTGGTCGTGTCGTGCGATCCGGACGGATATTTCTTGGTAAAGCCCGTAAACGTGATCGCGCCAGCCGATGCGCCATTCGTCACATGCAGCACAACGGTCGTGTATTTCGTGGTAGAGCCCGGCGACAACGTAAATGCCCCGTTGTCGATGACAATCTGATGTTGCCCGTCCAGCGGGTCAATCGTCAGCGTGCCGGATGATTTCGTTCCGTGGTCGTGCGGCGTTGAATCAAACCCCGCCGCTAATGTCCGTCTCCCGGCTTCCGTCAGGACGCGGTTGCCGTCCTCGTATAACTCCTCGGCGTTGACCGTGCCGGGGCCTTGGTCGCCGCCAGTCGGCTCGCCAAGCGTCAGAGCATCGGGGAGCCCGATGTCTTGCAGGCCCTTGAGCGAGCGGCCCACCGATTTCTGCCAGCGGAAACTTGATTCACTCGACCGGCCCGCGCCGTCAACACTTCTACCCTCATAGCCGGGGACCGGATTGACGGCCATCAGGTCGCAACCGCCTGCGCGGTCATGTCACCCGCCATCAATCCGAAATGGCGCGGATCGGACATACGGACTTTCCATATACGCCCTTGCGCTCCGGTCATTCCGTTGTTGAATAGCGTCACGCGGGTCTTGGCCTTGCCGCGTCTACCCAATGCACGGGAGCGCGGATTGGAGAACGAATTGCCACCGTCATCGGAATACGAAATCTCGACAACCGGATCAACTTCGTTCGGATCGCCGCCACTGACGGAACCAACGCCGACCGAGAAATCCAGATCAACCCGAGAACACCGCATCCTTGCCGGGAAGGCATGAACCGGCGCGGACCAAACCTCCGCAATCAGCGGTTCGCCTGCCTCGTCATGCGCACTGTGCGTAATCTCAAGGATATTCCCGGATTCAGTATCGCCGCAGAGCCACTTGCCGAAGGCGTTGAACGAACCGACACCACGCCAGCGGTCCAGCCGATAGCTTTGCCGCTCGTTCCACTTCTGCGTATTCAGGTCAAATTCCCAGGTCCAATCATCCGAGGACAAAACCCATTTCGGATGCCCGCCGATTGTATATACACAAGCGTCCAGCGTTTCCTTGTCGGCTACCGCCTCAATCAACCTATCAAGATCGGGTGGGCTGACTTTCTCGGGTGCAAACTGCGAGAGCTGATAGACCGAATTATCGTCGCCTACGAACAACAGGCCCTTGTTGAATCCGTCCTCGAAACCGGCGATAGCCTTTCCGCCAATGATGCCGCGCTGAATAACGACCGTGCGGTTGAACGGAAAACCCGTTGCATTGACCTGATCGCCGTCCCAGACTTCGATAGAATTTGCGCCGCAAAGCAGCAGATGCCCGTTCCACGGGACCGGACGGTAGAGCACATCGTTCTTGGCTTCCGCCGTGATATAGTCGTTCGACGCGAACGTGGTCGCATTCAGCCCGGAGGCAAAGCAGCGGCCATCCAGCGACGTGACAAAGAAATACCCCAGCAAAAAGGTAAGGCCGCTTGCTGACGGGACATCCGCATCGCCAAGGTCGGCAATCACACCACCCGAAAGCGTATATAGATCGCCATCTGCCAGGATCAGGATATCATTCGTTGGACGCTTGTTGTTCCGCGCGAAATAGACCCGCCCGTCGCCGTCCAGCCCGTCAACAGATACAGCCGCGCCCCCCGCTGACGTGAAGCTGACAACCCCGTCCTTGAACGCAACATACAGCGTCGAGCCATTCAGGTGCGCGCCGCGAAAGCCCGTCTCCGATGACGTTCCGAAACTCGCCAAGCCCGGCACGCGATGCCTGACCGCACTAGCCCGCGCATTCTCGCCCAAGGCTTCAGCCCGGACATTGATAAGCCGCCCCGCCCCCTCCTGTGGCGTCTGCCCTGGAAAGGTCGAGACCGGCAACGGAATGGCGGTCATCCGAATTGATACGCCCCACGACGAAGCGGCGGCGTGGCGTCGTTAAGCTGAAGATATTTCCGCGTTGGTGGCTGGCGTTGCATCCGGCGCAAGGCCTCCTCGTCTACCTTGCGCGCATCCTCGTTCATCGGAGAACCGAAACGCGGGCCGCACACATTGGCGAGCAGGCGAACAAGCGGAAGGAAATATTCGTTCGGGATTTCGCCGCTGTCGCCGATATAGACGATCTGATCGGCCGCCAACTGCGCCAACAGCGGATCAACGTACCCCTCAATAACCGACAAGTCCTCGGCGGTAGGCGAGCTATTTGGGTCCATCCCGGTCAGGATGGCGAACGCCTCCGTTTCAAGCTCTTGCAGCGTCTTGGTCGTGGACATTTATCTGTTTCTCAGCCAGTTCCCGAGATGCCCGTCAAAAGTCTTGAAGCCAACGTGGCCCATCCTGATTTCAGGATCGCACCAGACCTTGCCGCCGATGTCTCTCCAGCGACGACAGAAGGCGTAGTCTTCGCCAAGCTTCATCTTGCCGATGCGGTAGGGATCAAACAGCGCATAGGCCGTCTTGTTTGGGGCCTGGTCACAGTGGAATTGTGTGTCGGTGTAGATCGACACCATTTTCTCAAGTGCGGCCCGAGTGATGCGCAGGAAGCCCGCCGGGACGCCGTGAACTTCAAGCAAGCCCGTTTCCGGATCGGCCTGGAGCTGTTCCTTGCTCAAGTCCCATTGAACACAAAAATCAATCGGATCGCGGCGTTGAGGATAAATCCCGGCGACAACATCGACGGGATGATCGACAAGCATCAGGAGCGCACCGGCCTCCCAGAGAACGTCGCTGTCAACGAAAACAAGATCGGTTGCGTCGCTTTCCAGAAACTTCGCAACGATCAGGCCACGACAGTCCGCAATCAGAGCATTCCCGCTTTCATCGAAGATCGTGAAAGCATCGCCCCTGTCTTTCAATGCGAGGCAATCGGTAAAGATGCTCCGCATTGTTCCAAGGTGGATTGTCCCCGTATAGGCCGGGATGGCAATCCAAACGTGTTTCATGCGATCCTGGATGGCTTGACGGCTTGCAGGACGTATTCGGTCTGCTGCGCTTCATTCACGCGGCAATGGACCAAATCGAAATCCGCCCTGTAGCAGAACCGATAATCGGTCATCGGCGTGACGCCGACCTGTTGTTCGTAGTTCGGCTGGCTCAGGAACGTCAGGCACTCGGCCCCGATAATCCGGGTATGCCCTGGATCACCCCACGCCCACCCACTGTTCCAGTGCGGGGATGTCCCAAAGAACATTCCCCCATGTTTCAGGATGCGCCAGAGGTCCGACCATTGATCGAGGAAGAACCGCCAATCGCCCTGCTGCCCGACATGCTCCATGACCTCGTAGGCATGAATCTCATCGAACGTATCGTCAGCAAATGGAAGAGGCAAAGAAGCGATGTCATGGACCACATCAGGTTTGTGCGTATCCACGACATCCAAGGTGACAAGGCCGGACCATTCTTCATAGCCCGGCCTTGCTAGTTTCTTGACGCGGCTTGAACCGCATCCAAGCAATAGCTGCACTAGGCGATCAGGCCGACCGATTGGAGGCGGCTGATGATCGAGTTCACAGCGGTTGCAATGTCGGTAGCGGTCGGAGTGGTCGCCAACGTAGTGACCGCAGCGCCGCGCGCAACCGGGGTTGCCCCGTAGAGGCCCACCAGATCAGTGGAAGACTGACCGAGGCGGGTTCCGTCCGGCCCCTTATCGGAAAGTTCTTTGATACCCATTGTTCAATCTCCTTCCGATTAGGCCACATCAGCCGCGAGAGAAGCGCGGACAGCGAGGCGGGGATCAATGCACTTGACGCCATAGAGCACGTCAAGACGCCAGTTGGACACGTCGTTCGTGCCGTCATAGTACGGGATCACACGCACCGAGTAGCCCTTATAGCTACGGCGGGACACATCAACCGCACCCGGAGGGGCAACCATCGGGACCATGACCAGACCAAACGCGTTCTTGTGGAAGAACAGGTTCTGCGTGTAGGCCGTGGAAGCCGCGCCCTGATACGTCACCGTCTTGGTGTTGATGTCGGTGACACCGGCCGCAAAAGCGACGGTCGCCTGAGCGCCGGACGGGATGATGGCCGGGGATACTTCGCACGAAGCAACCGCCGAGCCAGACGCCGTTTCGTTGTTCACGACAGTGAACATCTTCAGGTGCGGAAGGGCTTCCTTCGTCACCGGGTTGACATCGTACACATCGGCAATGGTGAGGGTATCACCCGCTTTCAGCGTAACGGTAGAACCGGACATCGAACCGATGTTGATGGTCGAATAGTTCGTGTCCTTGGTCGCGGCCCAGGTGTCGCCGGTAAACGACGCCGCGATGGCGTCGGTGCCGGTACGGGAGCCGGTCGTGTGCGAAGGCACGTTCTGCGACATGTAGGTGTCGATGCCGCCGATCTTGCCGAGCGAAGCTTCACGGTAGGCGCCCTTCGCCGCATCCTGGATATAGAGCGCGGTCTGAGAACCGAGCATCTTCCAGGTATCGGACGGGGAGAGAACCGCAGAGCGCATATCCTGCGGAACCGCGCAGGTGTCCATGCGAGTCGGCGCGAGGGCGAAATCGGCAAACGAGTCGATGCCGCCGGACGGGATGGTCACGTGATTATTCACGTACTTGTAGAGGCCCATCAAGTCACGATCGATCTGATTGGCAAGCTGCACCATTGCGGGCTTGATAACCCGCTCGGAGAGGTCGCCGATCTGCAAGGTCAGGTCCTGAGACGTGAACTTGAAATCGACGCCCTTCTGCTTGTCAACGGTGAAGACGGTCTTGCCTTCCACAACGTCCTGAACGGCGGCAACGGCTCCGTCACGAACCGTGAAATCAGCTGGGCGGCGGATCGAGAGGGTTTCACCAACGGTGTAGCCGTTGACCTTCTTCGAAAATTCTTCTTCGTAACCGCGATGGACGATATTGCCCATGACGCAGTTGTTGTCGAGGACCATCAATGCCTCTTTGGCAATGATGTCCGCAGTCAAGGTAGTATTGGACATAGCTTATCCTTCTGGCGGGCGGTTAGGCCCGCGCGGGGACTGCGCGCTTCACAGCGGGCAATCGGATTTTCAGGATGAGGCGCGCTTTCCGCCGCCGCCTTGTCGCCACTTCACGTATGCAGACATGTCGTCCGTCTTGAACGGATCGAACGCGGGGACGGCCCCGCCCTTCGGAATATTGGGCGGTGGCGAAGCCTCGGTTGCTTTCTTGGATTGCGGAAGATGGACGCGCTCTGCGATGCGGCCGACCTCGCGGGCCAGCGCCTTGCCGTTCATGCTCTGCAATTCACGCAGCTTTTCGGGATGCTGCGCGAGGTAATAGGAAATCAGCGGGCCTTTAGAACCGGCAGAGAAGATTTCCTCCGCCAGCTCGGGGCTGATTCCGATATGAGAAACTTTCGACACTACATCGTCGAAATCGGGGATGCGTTCGCGTGCCGTCTCGGCATGGTCCGCATATTCGTCGGCAAGCTCTAGCTGGCTCTCCTGCGCCTTGGCCCGCTGCCTGATCTGATCGTCGCGTTCTCGTTCAGCCCTAACAGCCTGACGAACCTCCCATGCGTTCTGTGCGCGCTGGTAGGCAAAATAATCATTCGGGAAATCGTCCTCTTTGGGTTCCCGATCCACGCCCGGCTTCGGGTCGTGCTGCTCGTTGCCGCCGAAGCGGCGCTCCAAATCCTCGCGCTTGGCGCGTTCGGCCGCCAGTTCTGCGGCGAGGCGTTCTTTCTGGCGCTTGAGACGTTCTGAGCCTGATGGCTTCCTGCGTTCCGTCTCGCCTTCGTCGGCGGGCTTGTCGGTTGCGGCTTCCGCCGGTTTGTCTGCGGGCTTGTCGGCCTGCGTTACCGGCGCCTCGATAGCGGCCGGTTCAATAGTCGTCGTTTCCGCTGGCGTTACCGCCTGCTGGCTCTCGTCGCTCATGTTACCTCAAATGAAAAACCGCCCGTAGGCGGCGTGTCGCCAGACGAATGCCCGGCAATCCCTATTCGGCGTGCGGCCGATTATTCATCTGCTGGACCTTCGCACTGTGCGCTTCCGCGCCCCGCGCCATTGCGTGCTGATGCCGCTCATGGTCCATCGCCATCGTCATGGCGTGTTCGTCGGTTTTCAATTGCGCCTGCTGGCGCTTGATTTCCAGATCGGCAAGCTTGATCTGAATATCGATCGCGGCAAGCTCGCGCTTGGTTTCAAGCTCAACCTGCTTCATTTGCAGGTCCATCGCGGCTTTCTGCTGCTCGATAGCTAACTGCTGCTGCTCGCCCTCGCCGCCAGCCTCGCTGGCGATCTTGGCAATCTCGACCTGCGTCTTTTGATTGGCGAGATGCTTGGCCTGCAATTCCATTTGCGCTGCGGCCATCTGCATCTGCTGCGCCTGTTGCTCCTCGGGAGAAGGCGGCAAGGCCTCGTCGCCCTGTTCCTGCTTCTGCTGCGAAATCAGCTTTTTCACGGGGTCCGGCGCAACCGCCTCGTATCGCTTCGTTACCTCGTCCGCCAACGGCCAATCCTGCATCTTGGCGTACAGGTCCATCAGGAGCGCGGCCGAATCCGGCGAAGCCTGGATGAACTCGCGCAACGATTCCTTGGCTTCCTCGCGCTTCGTGGTGAAGCTCGGCCCGGTCTCTAGAACGATATCGTAAGCGCCGACCTTAACATCATTCTCGATCTTCTGGATCGCGCTCAGTTGGCCCGTGATCGGGTCCGAAACCTGAATGCCGGACGGCTTGTTGATCTCCTTCAGGTCTACCTTGCCGTCCTCGCCCATAACGCGGATGGTCCGCTGCGCGTCGTAAACGTGCGGTATCAGATCAACCAGTATCTTGCCGGTGTGTCGAATGGCGCGCGACCAGTTGTCGATGTAGTGCGCGGTTCCGATATCGCCCTCGCGTTGTCTCGCAAGGATCGCCTTGCCGCTCGTCTCATTCGAGCGGTTGCCCAGACCGGCATCATAAATACCGATGGTACCTTTCATGTTCTCAATCGAAAGCTGGATGCCCTCGGTAATGCCCTGTGAGGAAACCGGCGGCGCTACACGCTGCGGCGCGGCCCCTCCATTCTTTGCGTCCGGCTCATAGGGAAGGAACGGATGCGCCTTGGTGTTGGCCTCGCTCCATTCCTGGAGGTACTTCTCGAAATTCTTTTCCGTCCCGATGAACGGGGCTTTCGGCTGAAGCGCCACAACCTCCGCATGGGCAGAACAGAAATAGTTGAACATACGCTGCGAGTCTTTGGCGCTGCGGATCAGCCCACGCCGGACAATCTTGCGCCCGCTGCGAACTTCCTCGCCGACACAACGCACAATCGGGATATACATTCCCGGCCAGTCGTCGGGGCCTTCCAGAATATGCGCGGCCGTTACGAGGTAGCGCACGACCTTGTGGCCATCGCGCTTTTCAACACGAATGCCAGGGATCGTCGCTCGAAGTTCCTCAATACGCTCGGGCGGCTCGTCAGTCAGGTCGTCAACAGAGCCGTCCGGCAGCAATGCCAGCGTGCGCTTGACGGGTTTTTTGACCCAATATTCGCCAACCCTGACGAAATCCTTATCGTACCAGCCGACCGTTTCGGTATGGTCGAGCGAATCGAAATCTTCCAAAGGAGCGTCGGGATAAGCCTTCTTGAATTTCTCGTGGCTCATATCGACGGGGACGAGGCACCATTGCGCATCTTCCCGCGTCTGCTGTTCGGCGTCCGGGTCCCACGCAATCGAAATACCGTCCGACACGCCGACGATGCGCAGTTCCTGATTAAACGTCGATTCGCCCGCGTATTCGCGTGTGACGCGCCAATGCCCGATACCGGCGCAGACCTGCGTATCGGCCCCGGCGAGATAAACCGCTGTTGCGTCCGAACGGTTCTCCACATACCGGATCATCCCGGCAATGGTTTCCGCTACGTCCTTGTCACCACGGCTATCGACCGGGACAACCTTGATCCCCGGTTTCATCTGCCGCATGTCGCCCGTCACCTGACGGAGGAATTGCGACATACGGTTGATCGTTAGGACCGGCCGTTCTTCGGCCTCACGCTGCCTGACAACAACATCGGGCCATTGCTTGTCCTCGAAAACAAAGGCCAGGTCCTCATAAGCCGCGTCGATATTGGGGCGCTCCCGTTCAAGAAACGCCGCATATCTTTCGCGCGCCTCCCGGCAGACCTCATCACCCGCCATTATGCGCGCATCCATGCACCGCCGCGATTGCCGATTGGCAGTTTCTTTTCCATCGCTAGCAGCCGTCCAGTCTCGTTAAATCCCGTCGCAAATGTTCGCAAAGCGTCGGCCCCGTGCGATGTCCAATCGTGCAAGGGTCGAAGCTTCCAGTCTTTCAGCTTGTCGTCGTATTCGCGCCGATATTGGCGCAGAGCTTCGATGCCACGAGAGCATCGTTCCTCGTCAAACCAGCATTGGTCCAGCATCCGACGAACAGCATTAATGCCGTCCATCACATCCGACTGAACGCCAATTTCCGGCTCGATCCCGAGGTTTCGCAGCGTATCAACACGCGAGCGCCCGGTTGAAAGCTCACGATGGGATATATCGTGCGGGAAATAGTGATCCCGGTAGATATAGCCCTTCTCCTTCAGGACGGCCGCGTAATGGTCGAGCCCGACGCCTGAGCTCTCGTAATAATCGATTAGTCTTCGCTCACGACCGAGCGTCTGAATGAACCAGATTGCAGTAGAATCCGAAACGCCAAGGTCCCAGGCTGTGTCAACCTGAAGGCCACGATCAATCTGGACCCGACCAATCCTGTCCTGCTCCTGAGCCCGGCGCATTTCGTCGGCGTAGAACGCGCCCTTGATAGCAGCCTCAAACGAACACTCGTATTCCTGCTCGTACTGATCCGGCCCCATCTGCTCGCGAGCCTCGACCAATTCCTGACTTGCGATCAGCCCGGTCTCTGATGCCTTCAGCATCAAAGCAAACCACTCAGGGTTGATCTGAGCCTTGGCCCAAAGCTCCCAAAACTCGTTCTTGCCCTTCGGTGTGCCGATGAACGTTGCCCAGCCCTGACGATCCGACAGCGCCGGCCGCAGCACGTCCGTCCATATCGCGGGCTTCATGTCCCCGAACTCGTCGAGGATCACACCGTCGAGGTAGATGCCGCGCAATCGATCTGGGTTATCCGCGCCGTAGAGCCGGATGCGCGACCCGTTCACGAGGTCAACACGCAATTCCGATTCATTCGGGCTATCAGCCAGCAACGGATAGGCGTAGTGCTTCAGGTAGGCCCAGGCGATATCCTTGGCCTGATTGTAAAGCGGGGCGATATAGGCATAGCGTCCATCCGGCTTGCTATCTCGCACCGCACGCATGATCGTGTCGTTGATGGTGGCAACCGTCTTACCGGCTCGTCGGTGGGCCACCAGACACGCCCAGCGCTGTTCCCTTCTATGAAATGGTTGGAATTGTTTCCGAGGAGCGTAATCTAGTTCGACGCGCTGTCTTCGGACTTCCAAGAAACCTCTAATACGTTTTTGATGGGCCCCAACTCATCGTCCCCGCCAACCGATTGAGCGGGTTTGCCGTCGAGCCTGTCAGCCACTTCCTTGAACGCCGCAGTGTCCTCGCCGGCCCTGATTAGCATCTGCCTGGCACTGTGCCGCAGCGATCCCTTCTTGGCCGGGGTATCTTCGCCGTTCTCAAGCAACGCAGCTTCAATCCTGAGCGCGTCCCTTATGGGCTTGTCGCGCTGCTGACCTCTAGGATTTGCCATTTGAAGGATTAAGCTTTTGCAATCTCAACAACTTCCCGCCGGCTCACTCAGCGCGCAGAACGCCCATAAATAGCATTCCCTCGCATCTCCTCAGCCATTACGTCTGCCATAGTCTCGTAAAAGTCTGAGGCTGGGAGTGATGGTGAGGATCATTTTGTTTCGGAATTGTACACTTTAAGGCTTGACACACATATTTAGCTTGTTTAGTGTTCAGACGTTGCCCGCGCCTCGGGGCTTTCAGGGGCGGAGACAGAAGATGATCAACCATCCGAACCGCAGCAAAGCCGCTCTTGACCAAGCCATCCCGGTTTATCTGAAAGGCGGATTTAAGATGCGCGAAACCGCGCCGATCGGTTACGCCAAGGATGTCGCTGAGGCGACAGCACTGGTAAAGGCCGCCTATCCGGCCAAAGAAATCGGCGCGAATAATAACCGAGTGACCAATGGTCCGCGCGGTGTGGAGCGCCTCCAAGACGAACAGGGCCAATATTTCGTTGGCCGGTGGCAGATGCACGAAATCTGACCAGCAAAGACGCAAAACGAGCCCCGGACAAACGGGGCTCGTTTCAGCCGATAGAAATCTGCTAGCCGCAACACCATGGAGGACCAGGATGTTTGCTCGCACAGAGGACTTTAAGTGACATCGCTGGTCAAAATCTACCGCCGATTTCCAACGAAAGAAGCGGCTACGGCTCATCTTGAAAACGTGCGCTGGCCGGACGGTCCGATCTGTCCGAACTGCGGCGCGGATACGGTCGCGCGCAAGGCGGAGGCCGGACAGGCTGACCGGCTGCAATGCTGGTCTTGCGAGCGGTCCTTTTCTGCAACCGCAGGCACGATCTTTCACAACAGCCACATCGATCTGCAACGCTGGTTCCTGCTGATCGCGCTGATGCTCAACGCGAAAAAGGGATTGAGTGCGATGCAGGCGGCGCGCGATCTTGAAATGCGGCGACCGACAGTCTGGAGCATGATGCACCGCATTCGATCTGCGATGCAGGACGATGGTAAGTTGCTGTATGGCCTTGTCGAAATGGACGAAGCCTATATCGGCGGCAAGCCGCGAAAGAAGAACCGGCGAGACGACGATACGCCGGGTCCGCGCGGACGTGGAACCAGCAAGACGCCGATTGTCGGCGCGGTTGAGCGCGGCGGCCGGGTGAAGGTCAAGACGGTCCACAAATCCAGCATGACGACCGACGACATGGACGGGTTGACGCTCTCGATGATTGAGCCGCTGAGCATTTCTATTTCCGCCTTTGGCCGAGTCTTCCTCGGTTATCCCTTCGCGTGTGTTGTGGGACCAGTCTCGGCCGTCTCGCGGCTCGGCTGGTAGGCAACGCGAACTAGAATCCCCTGCTAGCGAGGATCGTCAAACCAACCCTCGCCGCATTGGACGTAAATTCAAAATCACCCAGTTCTTCGGGTTCTTCAAAAACCGCGATTGCATTCAAGGCGTGAAGGATTCTCTTTCCTTCCCCCTGAAGAAGCTTCAATCCTCGCTCAAATGCCTTGAGCGCCATGTTGCAATCGTCCTCGGTCATTTCCTCGGGCGATTGAATCGATTGCAGATAAGCCCCGTAAACGACACGCCACTTGACGCCAGCCTGGTATTCCGGCTCGGAAATTCCGTTCTTGATTTTGCAGCCGCGACGCTCTTCCATCGCCCCGATCACGCGCAATCGACCTAGCGGGCACTCCAATCGAGCATCGAGAGGATCGGGGTAACCTCGCCGGTTTGGGTTGACACTTGCCCGCTCGATCCGGTCGAAGTCTTCCCGGTCACGTTCACGAAGGGCTGCGCTGAGTTGCATCGAACCTCGCTATGGATAGTTCAACGCTTACCACGGTGACACAACAATCCCCGGTGTTCTGCGGGGTGCATGTGTTAATATTTTTGAACTACATCATCTGGGTCAGTTTCTAGCCCGAGCTGCCGACATACGGCGACTAGCCCCATGCGAACCACATCAGCCCGCGACACCGGATAGAACGCTTGGATCATCTTGATCCGAAGCTCGTCTTGCTCACGAAGTTCGGATTCGACTCTGGATCGCCGTTCCTTCATTGCACCGATCCACTTGTCGGCGGCGCCGGGTCCTCGTTGGAGTAAACCCGCCCCGTTTCCTTGTTGAATGCCCACCCCAGCAGCATCACCGTGCTAAAGCGCAGTTGCGGGTCGTTTAGAAAATCTAAATCCCGCTTTGCGGCCGCCTCGCTTTCGTAGGCGCCCAAAAACTGGATGTGGCCGCCAGTATTGCGCCAGACCACACAAACCTCTGTTGCTGCTTTCTCGCTCATGCTGCCTCCGGTTTATATCCGTGTTTCGCTAGAAGCTCTGCGCTGGCTCTACACCCAGGTTTGCCGGGTTCGGGGCCGAATGCAGGATTCCAGCGAACACCTTTTTTGAACAACTCGACCGTCATTTCATCGGGGATCGCGGGGCCAGCCGCAGGCTCAACATAGCCGAGATAATCCAGAAAGCGGGACTGTCGAAGCCACGTCTGGGCTTGCGCAACCTTGTCCGTGTTGACGATCCCGTTTCTCTCGCATTCGTGCCGATAGGTTCTAGCCGCCGAGATTATAGTTTTCAGATCGTGGCCTGATTTTACGGCTTGCCGAAACAGGTCGTGGGCTGGTTTCCAAGGGTTTGACCCGTTGCGTTTCGGGTATTCCTTTTTGAAATTTTCAAAATCTAAATCGACCGTATCTTCTCTTCTCTTACTCTTCTCTATCTCTTCTCTAGGCAAGCACTCTGCTAGCGGCGCGCTAGCATCTTGCTCCAAAATAAAAAACTTCGCATCAATCAATGGCTTAACCGTTTTCTCCAATTCGGACACACTCATGCGCAGGCGAAAAGCCAATTCCTCCCATGTCGCGCTGATTTCCCCGTCGCTGTATTCGCTTGCTAGCAGCCAGAGCATTGGCGCTAGAGCTCTGCTAGCAACCGGCAAGCAGGAAAATGCGAAATCATCCAGAAGGGCGCGATGCAATTTAATCCACGCCGGGGCGCGGTCCTTGTAGTGTTGAAACTCTTCCCATTTCTTTGGAATAAGCCTCATGCAGCCCTCTTTTTCTGCTGGTTTTTTGCGTAAATCGACATCAGCACCACGAACGCCTTCGGCGGCAGTTCAAGCGCCAGTGACCCGATCAGCATTTGTCGGATCGTTTCCCGTTCGATTTCTTCCTGTGTCATGCGGAATCCTTTTCCCATCAGGATTGCAGCAACACGCAAATACAAAACACGACCACTCACTGGCCGGTTGTCCAACTATCCAGCCGAGATCAGCGTAGCCTTGGACTTGGGACCATTCGCAGTAGCGGTAGACTTGGCTTCGCTCGGCAGGCATCCCCATGCAGCTAAAATCCCCCATGCTTCGTCGAATGACTTCGCCATTCCCCACCATCCGCATTTTGCCGTAACGGCGTCCCGGAATGCTTTCTGATGCTCAGTCAGCCCGTTTTTCCCGGCCTTCAATTCCAATCCCGCAAATCGTCCGCCCGGCAGAACGAACACAAGATCGGTGACGCCCGGCCGCACACCCTCTGCCTTGAGCTTCGTTGCGACCCGGATATGCCGCTTTCCCCCGTTCGGAACAGCGAACCACGGATGAGGACAATGCTTGCGCAGTTCCTTGACGATGGCCGTCTGGATTTCTCGCTCGGGTTCGTTGCGCTTTGCCATTAAGTGGGCTCCAGCGCGTAGCCGCTGCCGTGGATCGTGCGAATCTGAAGCCCAAAGCAGGCGACCTTCTTCCGAATCTGCGAAACGTATTGTTTGAGCGTGGCGTCGGCGTCCAAGATAGGATCAGCGCCATAAACTCGGGCAATCATCCGCTCATGGCTAACCGGAGCCGGCATGGCCTCGACTAGCAGCGAGATGACCTCCGCTTGCCGCCCGGTGAGTTGAATTGTGGTGCCCGCGACAGACAGTTTGTTCGTGTTCAGGCAAACGACCGGCTTGCCCTTGCTTTCCATTTCTGTTCCGCAGCACGGGCACTTCATGCGGCCAGCCTCCTTAATGACGGTCAGCAAACCGAATTTGTTTCCTACAATCTTTGCGACGCGCCACGGCCTTACCTGTTTCATCGCCGCACCCGGTCATAATGGCTATAGCCGGGCAGCGGATCACCGAAGAACGCCGCCGTAAGATCGCGCGGGGCCAGCGAATACCGTTTCTCGCGTTCGATTAGGACGGCATCCGGGATCGACACGCGGTCAACCGCATCGAACTGCACGCGCTTCCGCGCCCTAATCCTGCGCAGAGCAACCGGACGGGCCGCCTCCGAGATAGCCGAAATAGAAAAGCCTACAGCATCCGCGATTTCTTCCAGTTTCGCCCCGGCTTCTCGCATCTCCATGATCTTCGCCCGCACCGCCGCCGTTATCCGATGACGCGGCCCGGTATCGAGCGGGTGCCGCCCGAGATTGTATTTCACGGCGCGGTATGCAACCCAGCGACGGGTCTTTCCTAATGCCGCCGCGATATCGTTGATGGGGACCCCATCGGACCACATGGCGGCCAGGTCTTTCAGATCATCGTCCGACATGGCACACCCGATGATGATGAGCGCAATAGGAACTGCCGGGATGCTTGTCGTTGCCGCAGAAGAAAAACGGTGCCTCGTCCGTCACCGGGAATCGACAATGCCGGTTGCGTAAATCCTCAAATGCGAGGTTCATGCTATCGGGCTCTGGCATATACGGGATGATCGTCGGCGGCTTTCTGAATTTCGCTCGGAAGGAAATCCCGGTTCCGCGCTTCCTTGTGATGGGAACGTAACCATCCGGGCGGCGCGGACCCGACTTGCCGACAGGAAGCGCAAGACCGATGCGCCACGCCTTGCCGATGATGGTGTTCCGGGTGACGCCGAGTTGATCGGCTATTTCCCGGACGGATTTCGCGACGGGCGCAATCTCCCATAGCTTCGCCTCATTCTCTGGCGTCCAGTTAAACCCCATTCATTCCCCCTCGTTAGTTCGTTCCGCTTAAGAGCGCCCTCGCCTTGACCACCTGAGCCTCAGCCGATGCCAGATTGTCGTCGCGATAGTTCGCGCCAGTTTGTTTAGCGATAAGGATTTCATGTTCCAGCCGCATGATTTGGTTTTGAAGCACCGACACGAACTCGGCCCGCAAGCGGGACATGATCCAATTCGGCACGATCTTGGTTCTGACGCGGCGAAGGTTTTCAAGCATCCCAGGATTGACGCCCAATCGCGAAGCCAGTGACCCCCGCGCATCGTGGACGCTGACGCCAAGACGACGCGCCTCTGCGTCCTCCAGCGCCCTAGCCCATTTGCGAGCCTGTTCTACGTCCAGATACGCGTTCACTTGGATATTCTCTCCATCGCCGATGGATGCCATGCCCTAGCTCCTGTGCTTTCTTTCGATTGCTATGGAGCAACTCAAATTATCGACACACACTTTGCAGACCGCTTTGATCCGGCGTTGGCGCGCCAGTCAGAGCAACTTGATTTCGCTAATCCCCCTCAAGGCAAAAGAAGGCCAACACAATCGTGACAATCATCAGCGTCGCGAGAAATGTCTCCGCGCTCATGATCGCACCTGAAACAGAGCGGCCAGCGAAGACTGATTACACTGGCCGTCCGGTGTGGGCGCTGTCCGGGCGCTGCACACGGGGGAATAAAAAAGCAAGCATTCGCGCTTGCTAGTTGGCGCATGAGGCCATGCGCAGACGCAAGCGGATCGGCTCGCGCGGGAGTCACATGCTGGAAGAAATGAAACGAACACTTGATCGAGCGATTGAGCTACCAACACGCGATCAAGAATTGCGCGCGCAAACCATTGCGCTGCGATGTCTCGCGGATTGGTTTGATTTCGTTGAATACCGATTGCAATGCCTTGAGGCTGGAAAGCCGAGGCATTGACGTTCTGTGCGCAAGAACGGAGCCGCGCCTTTGATTCAGATTGAACGAATACAGCGCGACACTTTTGCAACGTTGAGTGTTGCCCGCTACCGCCAGGTTGTATGGAACCTGTGTAAGCTCCCTGCGCTTGCTGGGAGTGTCTTTCATGGAAATGTCGAGTGTAACCGCCGGACTGCCGGTGCTGGAAATGTCGGCCCCCGAGTTTTTCTGGACGCACATCGGAAAGGTAGAATCGGCCGGATCGAATTGCCTTCGCTTCTATTGCTGCATCCTCAAGGGGAATGCCTACGAGACGGTCTTCACCTGCGTGATTCCAATTCCAGAAATGATCGCAGCGGGAAAGCACGGCGCAAATATCGCGAGCGACTTCATGCTGTCGATGAACATCCCCGGCAGGCATTAGCTAGCCTCCGGGAGAAAATCTTCAGCACGAAGATTTATTTTCTTCGACTTCGCAAATTCCAAGAGCGTCCGGTGATGCCGTTGGGGAATGGTTCCGCCGGTCCCGCCCTTCGTGCGGGCATATTGCCAGCGATAAGGAGCGTTTGACGCGACGCCAGCCACTCGCGCGACCTCTGCCTCGCCGCCAAGCCTCTCAATGATTGATCTCGCTGGTTCCATGCGGCGAGCAATTTACGATTTTCGTGAGTGACTGTCAAGCTGGTTTCACGGGAAACGTGATTGCCGCTTTTCCGAAAACCGGGAAAGTCACGGGCATGGACTTGATTCAGCAAATCGAGCGGGCGCTGGAAGAAAAACCGGGCAAGAGCAAGTCCGGCTTGGCGCAGTATTTGGGACGGCACCCGAACGTGGTCACGAATATCCTTCAGCGGAAGCGCCGCATTCAGATCGCCGAGCTACCGAAAATCCGCGAATACCTCGAAATGGACCCCTTAGTTCCAATAGTCGGGCACGTAGGGGCGGGCGCGGAGGCACATTTCTATGGAGAGGCGGCTGACGACCCCGCAGATAGCGTCCCAGCGCCCGTAGGGGCCACGCCTGACACGGTAGGGGTCGAAATCAGGGGAAACAGCCTCGGGGCCGCCTATAACGGCTGGGTGGCCTTCTATGACGATCGGCGAGAACCAATCACGGAAGACCTATACGGGCGGCTCTGCGTGGTCTCCCTGTCAGACGGACGGATTTTGATTAAGACCCCCCGTCCCGCCCGGCTAAAGGGCCGCTTTCACCTCATGTCCGACAATGAGGAGCCGATTCTAGACGCAAAGCTCATTTGGGCCGCCAGAGTGATTGGATTGGCCCCGAAATGAACTTCTACAAGCGGTACCGCTACCGAAATAAGGTCCGGGATCGGATCGACTATATCTGGAACCGGGTAAACCCGAGTTGCAGCAAAACGATTCTCGTGAGCGCGTTCGGTGCCTTCCGCTGGCGGCACGCTTTAAACGAGATGGCGCTAGGTGGCGCGAGCCACGCCGAGGCGGCGATAGTCGCGACTTCATGCGCGCTGGAAAAAGCCATTTTATGCTTGGACCAGGATCAGCGCGAACTTGCCCTGTATGCCATTAGAACCGGCAACCGTTCGAGCAGTACGGCGAACAATTTCCTATTGATAGCGCAGGGTGCGGCCTCGATAAGCCAGGGGCGCGGACAGGAGATGACGGTTGT